CAGTCTGTGGGTCGTGCGATACGATAGTATCGAGAGATGTTGCAGTCTTAACTGTGGTTGGAAAATAATTTTCTTTAATTGTAATAACTTGTTCAACAAACGTTTCATCGTCTGTGTATTCAATATTTTCTACAAGATTTAATAGCTTTTCGGTCTGTGTATCAGTTAGATTTTCACAAACAGAAGCAGCTAATTCAACTTTGCGTGATTCAGCAAGCATAGAAGACAATTCAACATTTCTTTGAATTTCTTCATTTAGTTTTGCTTCTAACTCTTCTACAGTTGAAGATAGTTCTTCAATAACTGGAACTTCTTCTTCCGGAACATCAATATAATGTTCTGCAAATAGAGAACGTAGACCAGATATAAAGTCTTCAGTTAATTCGCTGCGTAGCGCAGATTCAACTGCAACTTCATTTTCTTCAATCCATTGTTCAACTACATAATTTAGATATTCATCAACATTGGAAGTAAGTTCTTCCATAATTTCTTCTACACGTTCTTCAAGTGTTTCTGCGTATGCTTGTTCCAATAGAGCAACTTCTTCTTCGATTTTTGACTTAACGGCCGCTTCGAAAATTGTTGTAGCCTTAGCATGAAACTCTTCTGATAGGTTTTCGCCTTCTAGAAGTGCATTAACGTGTTCTGTCATATCAACTTCGTAATTTTCTAGTTCTTCATGAATATTATTATCATCTTCTTCTGAAATGAATTCAAAGTTCTCATCGATAGCAGCAAGAATTTCTTCTTCGTCTAGACCGGCTTCAATTGCTTCTGCAATGAAGTCTTCTAGTTCTTCCGAAAGTTCTACGTCTTCATCGCACTTTTCCATCTTGTCATCATCGTCATCGTTATCATTATTATCTTCTTTTTCTTTTTCTTTCTTTTCTTTACGTGCTTCTTTAAGAGCCTTTACGCGTTCTGCGAGAGAAAGTGTATTTTCTTCTTCAAACACTTCACCATCATTTTCTTCGTCTTCTTTCAACTTAGCCATAGGCTGTGATTTGACAGATGCTTGTCCAGAACGAGATGTATCTTTTCCGACACCAGAAGCCGCCGCCGCACCCAAATTACCAGAAGGTAGTTGTGTTGGTGTTTGACCACCAAGGTCTTGTGCAACATTTTCGAAATCAGAATTATCAGAAGAACCAGCACCATTTTGTGAACGACGCTTTTCTTCTTTATACTTTGTGTTTGGTTTTAATGTTTTTGCATTACCTGTAGATGCAGTAGAAGGATCAACTGGATTAGGATTAGAAACACCACCATTACCCACGGACGGATAATTGATGCCATATCCTTCATCAAGATTTATATTACCTTCAAGCACCTCACGGGCAGCTTCGGTTAATGATTTAGACATTAGAAACTCCTCTATTTTTCCTTATTTATAATTTTTACAATTTTGACATATAATTTTCAAAAATCTTTAGAGCAACAGACTCTATTTCTTTTTTTGATGCTTCTTTGATAAGCTTTTTAGCATGATAATATTCTTTCTCTTTCCACTTACCATTTTCAAAAATCCATTCTTTGCCTTCCATAATACCTTGCACAAAAGCATCTGGTGCACTAGGGTCTGCAACAATGTCTGCCGCTGTTGCTAACTTATAGTCGTCTTGAACTTGTTGATATCCGTTATAAGGACGAAGAGACCCTACGCCTCTTGTCGATACACCGAGACTTGCACCGCCGTCTAATAGACTTTTAACAATTTTACCATGAGGAGTATCTAAAATTTTTGCTTTACCAATAAAATTAGTACCATCCGCATATAATTTGGTTATCATATGCGAAACTCTATCTAAGTTAATTTGAGGATTTTCTGGATGACCTAGTTCTCCAAAGGCTCTATTTTTATTAACATATTCGTTGTTATAACGAGTGGCCTCTTTTTGTAAAACGTTCATAGGATATATGCGGCCGTTGCGATTTAGTTTATCGGCCTGCATGAAAATACCTGTGATAAAGTGATTTTTACCACCTTTACCATCAGATTCTATTAAGTAATGAACGTCTTGAATTTCTTCTTTTATTAACTTCATTTATAAAACCTTTTTATTTTATTTATAATTAATTAAGATTTGAAGTTCCTATGCTTGCTAAATCTTGTGATATATTTTTTACAGCTTTTGCTGGTGAACTTTTTATTTTTTGTGCCGCATTGTATCCAATTTGTCTGTACTTCCATTTAGCAAATCTATTAGTTTTTTCGAAATCTTTTCTTTTTTGATTCATTTTAGAAAATCTAAACCATTTTCTTTCCGATTCATCGTCAGGCAATTTATAATGCGCGGCAGCTTTTTCTCTGCGTGCTAATTCAGGCGCGGCTTTTTTATATCCTTTCGATCTTAAAACATCAGGATCGCCGCCTGGTGCAAAATCACCAAGAACTTCGTACAATGTTGAACCATACATACGTTTCATTTCGTATAATTTTTGTTCGCGTATCTCTGTCATTCTTTCTTCAAGAATTTTATTTGATTCAACCATATTTTTAAAAATGATAGATTCTAATAACTCTCTTGACATATTATAAACCTCTATTAAAGGCTAGTGGATCGCGAGTTTTTCCTTGATCATAATCTCTACCATCTTTTTTAAGGCTTAGAAATAACGTCCATGTCTCATTACTACCAATAGAACTTGTAAAGACAATATCACCTGTGCAATTTGCAGTATCAGGTATTTCAATAATACCTGGTGTAGACGAAGATTCGAAATCATAATCGAAAGAACCAGAACCAAATGTTACGATTGCGCTATTAGAATTACCGCCCCAATTTAATGAAACAGAATTGCCAGAAGCCATTTGTCCTTGGCCCCAAATTCTTTTGATGGCGATTCTATTAAGTCGTTTTGGATTAAGAGTGCTAACCTTACCTGTTGCATTTATAGCAAAGGCTAAATTGGCCGCAACTACTAAAGAAGCGTTAGCATCACCGCCGCCATAACCAACAATTTTTATAACTGAATTTCTATTTGTATCAACTAATGTTTGTCTATTTAGTGTTGTTGGCATTTATTATACCTTTATGCTAAAATTTAAAAGTTTTTTAAAAGATTCCATATTTTCGTTTAACATATTTTCGACAATCTTCTTATTTTTAATATTGACAGAATCATAAACTTCAATTATTCTTTTCGCCATAGAAGTATTTATAGTAACAACTTTTCCATTTATATTCATTTCATATAATGGAATACCAGACTCAATCATTGTTTTAAGATCAGAAATTTTGTTTTCACGAATGCGTTGTTGTGTTGTATGAATATCTTTTTGTGCGGCTGCTTTTAAACGAGATTGAAACGCAGCATCAGTTGCCGGCGAACTAGATTTCCATGATGAAACCGCTTTTTTACCGGGCTTTTGTCTGATATAATCGCTACTTGTTTTTTGTATTGGTGTTTCTGATGAACTCTTATTGTCTTGTGTTTTATCACCTGATAAATAATCAGATGTTTTTTTAATCGTATTTGATCCTAATGATATCGCTGATCTTGCCACCCCATAACCACCCAAAGATACACCAGCACCAACGGCTGCGGCTTTTCCTATATTCTTTCCCGTTTCTTTAGCTGCACCAATATAATCGCCTTTAGAAAATTTTTCTTTAGCCGCTTTGGCATTTTCATAACCGGGTAAATTATGACCCAATTCTTGAGCCGCTTTAAATACTTTAGAATTTTTTAATTTGTTTTTAGCCCAACTTCGTCCCTTTTCTATAGTATCTCCCACAATTCCTTCATTGTGTTGTATTTTTATTTCTTGTAATTTTGTCATAAAATTTGATTTTAATTCATCTTTATTTTTTTCTCTATCATAAGCACGTTTTGCGCCTTTATAAACACCCACGCCAGCACCAATAACTGCTCCGGCCGTTGTACCAGGCGCGTGTCCTACTATAGAACCTATTGCAGTTCCCTTTGCCGCGCCATATACGGCACCTTTAACACCACCTTTGACCGCTTCCCATTTTGCGCCTTCATTTACAATCATTTCATCATAAGTGTTATAAACAACAGATTCACTCAAATTTAAATTGCCGTCAGGTCCAAAAGGAACTGACAAATATTTGTTGACAGTTTTTGAATAATAAAGAGCAACAACTTGTTTATCGGGATAAAGTCTATAAGCCACTCTTCTAAAAAGAAGCATAGCAGGCATTTGTTGAGGAAGAGGAATCGTATTTTTTTGTTTTTTATTATCACGACCCTCAAGCACAAGTTTAGAAGGCGCAAATAAATTGCTTTTAAAAAACTTTGTGTCTCTTTCTTCTCTTATTTGCTTGATGGTTTTCATTATATTTCCTTATTATTCAGAAAAATATGTCGCGGCGATTTCTTTCTTGCGCTCGTCAAGTTTTTCTATTGCCTTTTCTTCCAATACATGCATCAAATTTTCTTTCATATCTACAAAATTTTCTTCAAGAATATTATGTAAAGATTCCATAATGATATCTGTCTTGTCCATGATTGTTTCCTCGTATCTTGTGTAAGTAATTCCTTCAGCACCAGGTTCTTTTACTGTGTCTGGTTTATTAAGATGAAAATGTTTATGGTTGCTTTCTTCACAATTCCATCTACGTAATGCTTTATTAATGCGAGAGTTTGGATCGTTCGCAGTTTTAGAAGAAGTTAAGCGTCTTTTCATACCACCCATTCGTGAACAAAAAGATCGGCGTCTTGATGCTCGTTTGCCTGAAGGATTCTTTTCTGTTACAGCCGTTTGTAATTTTGAACCAGGATTTTCTCTGCGATATGCATCAACAGCTTTTTGTGAAAGACCATCAGTCTTATCTTTGCGATTCACAGATTGCCAATCTTCTTGATAAATTCCTCTTTCGGTTGTCGATGGGTATTTATTATCTTCCTTCACAGAAGGAACACAATTAGGTACCATTCTATTCCCTTTTTTCTTTAGACCTTTTGCTGTATATCCTTTCCAGCAAGAACCTTTTAGATCGTTTTCTGCCATATCGTTTTTCCTATAAGATCGGTTATCCGATAAACCTTCATTACCTAATGTGCCGCCTTTGCTTTCATATTCACCTAATTCGTTTAATTTTTCTTCTTTGGTTATTGGTGTTTTTTCCATCTTTTTTATTTTTTCATAATAATCGGGTCTTTCATTAATATGATCGCGAGCAATCTCGGCAGCTTGTTTTGCACTTGTTGTGTGTTCTCTTTCAACTTTAGAACCAGCGGCAATTTTTTTTGATATGTCAGAAAGAGACATTTTCCATTTTTTTGATAGTTCTTGTGCGCTTGGTGTAGATACGCCACTTAATCCTTTAGACATATGATTATTCTTCTTTTATAGGAATTAAGTTACCATTTTCATTTAAATGTGTAACTATACCTGTTTTGGTTGCATATTTTCCTGATCCAATATAAATTAGACCTAAATCTTTTGCTTCTTCTGCAACAGTTTTTTTCTTATTTTGTGGTGTTTTTTTAGACTTAACTTTTTCTAACTCAATTTTTTTATCCATCATTTTTGATTCATGATCTTTATTGATCATTTCTTTTTTATTAGCTTCTGGATTAATTTTATCAACTTCTTTGCTTATTTGTGCCTGCGCAATTTGTGATTGCGCATCAAATGCAATCTGATTTTCCATGTCTTGTTGCTGTTGTGCCTGCATAGCTTCTTGGTCGGCAAGTGCTTGCATTTGTTGCTGTTGTGCCAAGATTGCGTTTTCTTCTTGCATTTGAGCATTAATTTCTTCGATATCTTCATCGGTTTGTTGAAGTATTTTTTTACGAACCCAAAGCATAGATACGTATTTACCGACAAAAGGATCAATCTTAGCAAGCATATCATAACGCATACTAAGTAATTCAGCTTCTTTTATTTCTTCAAAATTATTGTCTTTTTTATAATCATACCAAATATCTTCTTTAAATTCTTTCCATTCATCTTCGTCACATATTTTTTTAAGTACTAATTGAACGCGAAGAAGATCATCAAATAGAGAAGAAAATTTATTACGAAGACGAGTTACCATTTTATTGAATTTTATTTCATCTCTGTTAATTTCTGTGGTTCTTCCCAAAGAGAAACCTTGATTTTGTTCAAGACGAGAAATAGGAACACCGAGTGCTTTATATAATTTAGTCTGGAAATACTTGACGTCTTCCAATTCACCAAGATTTCTTGCACCTTCTAAGGTTTCAATTTTTGTTCCTTGTGAACCTTCACGTCTAGGTAACCAAAAATCTTCTAGCATTGAAAGGTGTTTTCTATCGTCTTTGATTTCTCCGGTGTTAGAGTCATAGACAAGTTTATTTCTATACTTGACCATGATATCTCTCATATATTGTTCTGCTTTAACGGTAGGCATATTTCCTACATCAATATAGAACACACGTCTTTCTGGTGCTCTAGAAAGACGATATATAACGGTAGCATCTTCAACCATTCGTAAATTATTAAAAGGTTTGATTGATTTATGAAGATATGAAAGAACCATAGTTTGTTTTGGGTCCATGATTCCAGAATTAACATTGACAACAGAATCTATTGCAATTTTTGATCCTAGATTAGTGCCAGAGCCAATCATTCCTCTTTCATTATAAAGATAATATTCAATAGTTTTTTTAATAAGATCGACACCGGTATTTGGATCACGCATTTTTTGTATTTCTCTAATTTTTCTAATGCGTCTTGGGTCTATATATTTTAATTCTTGAATTCCGAGATGAGGACGTGTTTCGTCTATTACTATATGATAAAACAATCTTCCATCAACATACCATCGTCTAAAAATATCATGCCCCATATTACCAAAATTTAGCATTTTTAAAATTAAATTAAATTCTTCTTCAATTTTCTTTTTTATTTGTGCTGGAGCCTTAACATCATCAAGATTAATTTCTACGGATGTACCAGAATCTTCAACTACAATTGCTTCATTAACAATCTCATCTATAGCCGATTCCATTTCTGGTTGTATAGATAATTCTCTATATTTTGTTATTAATTGCGTTTCATTTCTGAATGTGCCGTCTAAGTCAACATACGTACCATAATAACCGGCGCCAGCAACAGTTACTGCGCCGTCGTCGGATTGTGGTAAAGCAAATGTTTTCTGAATTGGTCGGTTTTGTCGATCTACTTTATCTTCTTCGTCTACACCAATCTGAAATCCAAATAGTCTAATGATATTTCTCCTTATTCATTATAATAGTTCCATAGATATTTTGTCTATGGAACTATTTAGACATGTTTTATTATGCACCAGAAATGTCAGTTGAACCGTCCAAAGATTCCCACCATTGATATGCTAATGTCACACCATATTCTTCAATTTGATCGCCTAGACCCCAATCTAATTCAATTGGTGCGACATCAGTTGGAAAACAACCAATCATTTTGTATGATTTAATTGGTGGTCCTGCTTTACTGAACTGTGTAACAATTGCGTCAGACTGATAAGAAGCCGCCGAAAGTGCTTGCGGCGCACGAAGATTAGAAACATGACCATTTATTAAGTTTAACCATGTTTCTAAATTTCTGCGAGCAACAAAGTTTTCATCATTAATAAGCGTAAACGACCAATCAGGAAATGTTCTTGTTCCTGCAATTTTGATTTCGCGACCAAAATAAGGAACAACAATAGATGAAATTCCATCTCCAGGAAGAGATGTTGCTCTCACCCTGAAGATAATATCGTTTGTTAAAGGCGCTGCACCAAGTATAGGTGGCAAAGTCATAACAACTTCGAATAAACTTGGACGTGCGCCATCGTTTACCATAGTTGCTCTGAACTGATTTATGTTAAAAGCCATTTTACTTTTTCTCCTAAAGAATTTATATTATTAAAATTGTCCGACAATTTCACTGAAAGCGACGCCGGAGCGAACTGCAACGAAATTCAATTGAATAAAGTTGATGCTACGTGCTGGCTTAATATAAATATCACCTACGAATTGATTGCTATCTATGATTGCTTGTGTGTTATTTGTTTCATCACACACAACTTTGAAATCGTAAATACCTCGACGGCCTTTAACATCTCTCAAGAAAGGTTCTACTAATGCAACGAATTGTGCTCTAGTAAATTCATCATTGAATTCAAATAAAGAATATTTTGCCGCTCTTGAAATTGATTTTTCAAGAGTGATAAACAATCTGCGCACATTAATACGATCAAAAGCTGAAGGTTTTGTTTGAAGAGTTTTATCTCCATAAAGAACTGTTCCTTCTCCTTTAAATGTCACTACAGGATTAATATTGTTTTTATAAAGTGTATCTCTATCTGTTTGTGAAGGAGACCAAGAAAGCTTAGTTACATTTTTAATTTGTCCTCTATTCAAACCAGCCGGAGAGAACCAAGGATCGCGATTGAAATCGGTTCTTGCTGCTAGACCTGCAATATCACCGTTTAGAGGAACCCAACGATAAATATTTGAATACTTGTCTAGTTGCTTTTTCCAACCAGAATCCATGAAACCATAAGAAGAAGAACCTATGCCTCTTCGTGTTGCAAGAATATTATTTGTTTCTTGTCCAGCCTTATTAACAACATCAGAATAATGTGGAGAGCAAAATACTACACAATCACCTCTACCATAAGAACCACCTGGTTCAGCGATATTTTGAATTACATATTGTGTTACGACATTAGAAGCGCCACCCATCATAATCAAAGATACATCATAAGCATCAGTATCAGAAAATTTAGTGTAAGCGTTTTGTAAAATGCTAGTAGTAGAAAGAGATACTACACCATTTGATAGTGATAGAGAATATACGCCATTTGTTGTTTGTGTGAAATTAGTACCGTTAGATGTAGCGCCCCAATTTGATGTATCAAAGCTTCCGGAAATAGTGTTAATTGGTGCAGAAGTTGGCCATAAGAATCTAGATTGATCAGCAATAACATTTACCCAATAATTGGAAGAACCATCGAAATTTCTCGCGTCTCTAGCTTTAGAAAGATTAGAGAATTTTTCGACAACAGTATTAGCTTGTCCACCAGCCCACAATCCATTCATGTCTACTACAACTACGTGTAATTCGTCATTAGCACCATTTCTATCAGAAACATACTTAGAAGTGCCTGGAGGAGCACCAAATAGAGATTGATAAGGCCAATTTGTCCAAACCGAATCTGTAATAGCGACATTACTAGAAAATACATGAACTTTTAATCCGTTAGCAATAGTGCTTGGATATTTTGCAGCAAACATACCAGCGTAAGCATTACCTCTAGATGTATCTGTAATATTACTCCAATTTATTTCCCAATCGTCTCTATTTTTAATCAAGAAAGCTGTGTTGCCGCTAGTAGGATTTCTAGATGTAATATTTGTCGATCTAACAATTTTTTCATCGCCAGCATACGCCAGGAAGTTAGCGGCTGTAAACCAAGTTGGTCCTACATTGTCAGAAGGCGGTCCAAATTTAGCAACTAATTCTATCTCATTTGAAACAGTTGTTACTTCATCTACAGGTCCCCATTCAAAATCGCCGGCAAGCGCACCTACAGTGGTAGATAGGGTAGGAACTACGGTCGTTAAGTCTATTTCTGACCAAGTTACTCCCGGAGAAAGCTGATTTGCCATTTGTTACTCCTTATAAGTTTAATGGTATTTTTTCAGTCCATTTTAACTTATTTATTGTTTTTGAAATTTTCACAATTCAAAATCTATTATTTTGAATAAAAACTAATGTCGGAAAACGGATCATATAGACTTTCACCAGCATTTACCCATTTATCGCCAGAAAGGTCCATTGTTGTTTCTATATCATTCTCACTCATTTGATATCCATCTATGAAACCAAAAGGAACCAAATTTTGATCTTCTATCTTCATTAATTCTGACTGCAAAACTGATCTAATGTCGTTTGATACGGTTTCTCTGAAAAACTTTTGTGCCATAAGCCAAGAAAAGTTAACTAAAGTCATTACCAAGTCGTCATTATTTCCTTCTTCAGCTTTATAAGTTTTTTTATCTACGGAAAATGTAGTAAGTTCTTTGAATATTTGTTCGTCTCTTATGATTAATTTGTCTGATTCAATGAGAGATTTTAAGTTTGTGCATCCAATTTGCTTGGTTTGAACTGAAGTTTTTATTCCAAAAGCAATTTTTTTAGTATAACCACCAGTCCATTGCTGACCTTGCTTTCCTTTTAATTGAATTTTTATCAAATTTTCGTATGCCAAATCATAGTGAATAATGTCGGCGACTTGCAAACCAATAGAATTTATTTCTACCAAAATGAATGCATCGTTATATTTTTTAGATTCAGATACAACCATAGTAGGAAGAAGAATGGGTTTTATCTCGTTATCTCTAAAACAAGCAACTACTTTGTATGGAATTTCTGTAATATCTATCATTGTGAATGTTGAATAATCTAAACCTAAACCTTCAGACACGTCCACTATACATGCATAAGTTCTTTTTTCTTTTGGCATTTCATAATATTTAACATTATTTTCTACTTTTATAGGTTCTTCTAAACTTAACATCAATTGTTGCATTTTTGCGGCAGATATAAGTGTATTACTACTACCCAGGAATTCTGTATTAAATTCTTGTTGAAATTGTTCTGCCGAAGTATTTCTAATAGTTTGTTCTTTCCATTCTTCGTCTCTACCTGGAACCGCAGACCAATGAACTTCAATAGGAACATAGTCAGATTTTTTTTGTTGCGCTTTTACCCACATTGTATAGAAGTGATTCATACCTTTAGGTGTTGAAACAATTATAACCTTTGTATCAGTACCGGCTGTAATAACAGGATATGTTGAGGTAAAGAATTCTTCAGCTATATTGTTGGCAACGAAGGCAAACTCGTCTAGAAGAATAATATCATATGAACCAGAACGAAGACCGTCTGTAGATGTAGCAAATGCGCCAATTTTAGAACCGTTTTCTAATTCAATATTACCTTTATTCCATTCAATAATACCTGACTGTAGCCATGACGGTAAATTTTCATAAGCAAGTTTAAGTCTTTGTAATAGACCATTGGCGGCAGCACCTTTGTGAGCCACAATTGCTATGTTATAATTTTTATTGAATAAAATTGTATGAAGCAAATAAGCAATAGTAGTGATACTTTTTCCCGACTGTCGAGGAATTTTACAGATAACGAAACGATTCTTTCTAAATTTCTCTATCATATCTTCTTGAAAAGGATAAAGATCGAACGGCACAATGCCTTTACCTAGAGCAACAATTTTCATATATGTTCTAGTAAAATAAATTGGGTCTAACATACATTTTTTATATTCATCAATCTCATATTGTGACATAGCAATTTGTGTATATGCTCGTCTTAAACGAGGATTGCCGTTATAACCCAAGTTTTTAGTCATTATTTTTTTCTTTTTCTTTCATCATAGTAAGCAATTCGGCTGTCGTTCCTACAAACACCGCTTTATCGACGGTAATATTTGTTTCGTCAAGTTTTTCTTTTTTATCAGGATCACGTATTTCTTTTTTTATTTTTTGTAAATTATATAAATCTTTAGACGTTTCACCTACTGTTTTAATCAAATTAGCAACAACTTCAAATCCTCTAGCAGACTCGTTTTCTTTTGCTATTTGTATTATGTCGTTTAATGAATCGTTGCCTTTTTCAATTAGATTTCTAAGTGTGCTTCTTACAAGTTCATAATCTTCTTTTTGATCATCTTTTTCTTCAAGAGGTATATATTCGATAATATCTTTTTTTTCTGTCGAAACTATATCTTGTTTTTCGACTTCATATTCTATACCTAAAGCGTCTGATAAATTTTTTTCAACACCCATTTACATTCCTATTCTAAATTTTCATTTATATTTATTGTATATCCATAATCTTCGCCTGGTTCTGCATCAATTGGATTAGGCACAATATTAATTTCTACTACTTTAGGTTTATCGTAATAGAAAGATTCAATCTTGGCGTTTGCGTTTGTAGATACAGCGCGTATTGTATTGTTTACAACAAATGTTCCCTGTGTTCCGCCTATAGTCAATAGATTTATATCTGGTCGATGTTCTATAACAAATCCTTGCGCGTTAGCTGTCGAAAAATTTTTGCCTTGATAAACTATATCTTCTTTTTTGAATGTTCCGTTTTCGTCTGTTAAATTCAACTTAGTTATATATTTTGGTCCTAAAGAAACATCATAATGAATATTTGCATATACAGATTTAATGATTTTAGGTGTAGTGACTGGACCATAAAAATAAGTTTTCATAGTAAAATTCAAAGTCCAATAAACATATCTTACAGAATCAAAATTACCCTCATATTCAATAGTATTATTGATATTATTTAAAATAACCGGAATATCTTTTACAAAGCCAAGATCAGGAACCATACTTGCAGAAACAGTAAAATCTGGGTTGAAAAAAGGTAAAATTTGTTCAATAATATGAGTTCCATCATCAATATTTTTTGCATAAACATTCAATTGAAAATCTATGTTATACGGAGTTCCCATATAAGCCGAAGAAGCATTACTACTTCCAGGAATAGATTTAGAAGATTTTAAAAGACTATTTTGTTTTCTTGTAGCATCATAAGTTAAACCTGTTATTTCAAAAGACATTCTTGGTAGAATAGACTGAACTTGTCTGGTTAAATCTGGATCAGACATTATTCTTGTAATCATTTTATCTTTAGGCGAATATATTATTGGAACTAAGAAACGATTAACTTCTTCATTTGTTTGATCGTTTTTTCTGATTATTGTAATGTTATCAAACAATCTTCCAAAAACTATAACAGATTTGCGAATTATTTGATGATAATAGTGATCGTTACCAAGCATTTAGGGATTTCCAAACAAGTTTTTTTCAGTTAAATCGAGAATTAAATCTGCGCCAGTGTCAAAATTGTTATTATCAAAAATATCTAATGAAACATAATCATTCTTTTCATTATCGATTGTATTGACTACACTCGAAGCCATAGATGTATTTCCATATAAATTATTAGCAGTAAACTGTCCGGTAATATCATATATAAACAAAGTATTATTTGCTTTATACCATTCTTTGACAGTTGCATAGGCGGTGTTGTTATTCCATGTTCCGTCAGTACTTTGAAATACAATTTCATTATCTATAAAATTGCCTGTGGTGTTTCCTAAATTTAATTTCATTGTATATGAATTATCTTCACCAATCTGGTCGATATCAGAAACACCAGTATCAATTTCATCTTGTGAAAATCTAAACATTTCACATCTCAATTCATAAATGAATGGTTCTTTATTACCTAAAGAATAAAACATTAATTTCTTTTCGATGAATTTTATTTCAAATAAACGATCCATTAAAGGAATATAGATCAAATCACCTTCTTGAGGTCTAGTTCTCATACTTTTAGGAAGGTTTTTTGAAAAACTACGTCTCGAAATTACAAAGTTAGATGTATCTCTTATTTCTAATCCAAACTTAGAAAAAAAATCACCGTCACCTTCGAAACCTTCGACATTAGCCAAGTATGCTTCTAAAGAAAAAGCTTTTTCAAATGAAGATTTTGAATATTCACCAAATATCATATCGCCTTCATCAAAAGATTCTCTTGGTATATAATATACTTGATGACCCATAATTTCTATAGATTCAACTATAACATCTTCTAATAAATGGTGCTCATTTAATAATCTATTTTCTGAAGGAAAATTCTGAAAGTATTTGTTTATTGCCATAAAATTATCCGATCATCATGGCCGGAGGTGTTTCATATGTAAGTCTTATTTCTTGTTCTATTTCAGCAATTTCTTTAGTTGCCTCATTAAAAATATCTACTCCACGCATTGTCACACCACCAGGCAACTGCATTTTGTCGTACTTTGACATATTGGCGCCCCATTGTTTTTTAACATAAGATGTTGCTAATTTTTTCAACATTCTATCATTCCAAACTTGTGTATATGTGTTTGGATCGGTTATAACAAAACCTTCCACAATAATATATTCGCCTGTGGATACGTCGCTATCCCAATCCCAATCTATGTATAATTTATCTGTCAATCTATTAAATCTAATAGGAGTTTCGCCCGTAAAAATAAGATCGAGAGTAGCCAAATGTTGCATTGTCAGAGAATAATTTACATATGATGTAGATGATAAATCCCAAAGATCATTTAATCTTAATTGATATCTTAAATCAAACATATTCATAGCCATCTTATTTTGACCAACTTTAAAAACACGAGTAGCACCGATAAGACTATCGCTTACTGTTATATAACGATTTGTTTTATCATCTAAAGTTACTTGATGTTTAACATATGATCTTTCAGTACCATTGAAATGAAATTCATTCCAATATTCAAAAGCTAATTCTATAGCGTCATTCACTTGTTCATCATCTACATTAATTTTAAAAACAGGATAACCTAATTGACGCAAACAAAAATCTTTAAGTTCTTCTTTATTAGCCGGTTTATTTAAAGACATATCTTTATCCTATGATCATACCGTAACCGGTAGTTACACCTGATGGATCATTTTCGAATTGAAAGACCCAAATTTCGCCACGCGCACCATCCCCACCGTTGCCGTAAGCGCCAGTAGTCGTCAATGACGATCCGCCACCTCCACCGCCTCCGCCCGGTGTTCCGCCTGATCCACCATTACCAGCTTGCGTCGCATGTCCAGCGCCGCCACCACCACCAGAACCAGGGCGTGCGCCCGTGCCTGCAACTCCGGTAGTACCGTTAACCGTTCCGGCGTTCGTGCCGCCGGCAGAACCGGATACGTCGCGCGATGCGCCGCCAGCCCCGCCGTCAAAATAGACATTAGGTGTGGCTGTATTTTTCCCGCCACCGCCGCCGCCGCCGCCACTACCCTCTGTAGCCCATCCTCCAACAGAGCCGTTCGCGTTGTTGTTGCCTTGACCGCCTCCACCGCCGCCGCCAGCCCAGTTATCATTATTTGATCCACCCGGAGCGCCGGAGTTTGCGCCCGCCGCCCCTACGGTTGCGCTATTAGAACTACCACCAGCGCCAGACAAACCTGCGCCACCGCCGCCACCGGCATTGGCGTTGTTATTGCCGCCCGCTCCACCGCCGCCGCCAAACGCTGTCAAAGTTCCGAGAGCGTTGACGGTAAATGTCGTGTTACCACCGGCGTTCGCGTCGCCGCCGTCTGTGGTCGGGCCTGTCGTCACACCAGCAACGGTATATGTTTCAGTATTGCTAAAATTAGAAGCTGGAAGTGTTATATCAATAACACCACCACCGCCTCCACCGCCAGCGCCTGAGTTATTTGCGTTAGAAGCCGTTCTAATACCAGCGCCTCCCGCTCCGCCGCCGCCGATTAGAACGAGACGGATGTATTGCGCCCATGGTTCCTTTGTCCACGTAGCGTTGGTGCCGCTGATGAATTTTTCTACTTTAATTTGTGATTGTGTTGTCATTGGCTAATCACGATGACAATGCCATCGCCTCCCGCTCCACCGGCTCCTGCCGTTCCGGTATCAAGTGCCGCTCCACCGCCACCTCCACCTCCACCGGGGAACCCTCCTGCTAAACCATTTCCAGCAGTAGTCGCAGATGCTCCTCCACCGCTTCCTCCCGAACCAGCGTAACCAAGCGGACCGCGAGCGCCTGCAAAACCGGCAGCACCGCCGAGCGTCAAAGACAACAAAGAACTTCCTGAGTTTCTTGGAGATGTGTATGTTGGCACCGCCGTTTTAATACCACCAGAAGATCCACCACCACCACCAGTTAAACCGTGTGCGCCGGTGAGACCCTGATTGACTGTTTGACTTTGACCGCCATGCCCGCCGCCGAAATTAGAATTCCATGGAGGTGTCGTTGTGTTAGAGCCGCCCCCAGATGTCCCACCGTTAAATCCCGAAGCGCCATTCGTTCCGTTTGCACCAGAATTGAAAATACCATTACCACCAGCGCCAGACAAACCTGCGCCTCCCCCACTACCAGAATTGAATCCTACCATACCGCGACTGCCACCACCACCACCGTATCCGATTACTTGTTTTGCGCCTGAAGAAAACGTGCTGTTGCCGCCCTGACCCCCGTCTCCAGATGCAGTCCCGGCAGTCCCACCAGCGGCAACAGAATATGTTTCTGTTGTTCCTAAATCGGCAGCGTCAAACCATACTTCAGAACGAGACGCACCACCACCACCTCCTCCACCAGTTGCAATGGTCGTAGAAGCAGCTTTCTCGCCGCCGCCTCCTCCGCCGCCACCGCCGATACAAATAACTTGAACAACTTTTGCCCATGAAGGTTTTGTCCAATTACCGGAGCCGCTAGTGAAAACTTGAACATCGATGCTCATGATAGTCCCTCAATATAATAAGCGTCAACAAAATCTCCGGTCATTTCATCAACGCTTTCCACGAAAGGGGGTGGTGTAACGTCTCCCGTGATGATATCCATTCTTGAACCTTGTTG